TTTTTAAACAATTTTTAAAATCTTGTTTTACCTGTTTGTATTCGTGCGAACCATCGACATATATCCAATCTACTTTTTCTTTGAAATTTGAAAAGAAATCGTCACTTGTACAACGATGAATTTTTACTGGTTTGTTTTGAAATTTCTTAACCACACTCTGAAAAATACTTTCATAATACGTTTGAAAATCATTTAAATTACTTGATTTTACAAGTGTTTTGTATCTTTTTATAAATTGTTTGTCGGTATTGAATTCTTTTGATTTTAAATAAGGATCTACATGATAAGGATCTACAAGATGCATGAATTTACTTTTTAATAAAAATTTTTCACTGGATTCGCCTTTCCAAACACCAATTTCTACACCAATTTTATCATTCGGAATGCGTTCAAGAACTTGTTCGGTTTCTTTATTTTCTCCGTGCATCATATTCTATATTTATTTTTCGTTGTTAAGTGAGTTTATAAATTTTGATATATCTTTTTTTCTCTGGAACAAGGTCCACCATAAAATTCAGGATCTTTGGCAAATAGATAATCTGCACCAATAAATTTAGCATAATCTTCCATATTTTTCTTTCCTGCTAGTGCAGATTCTTTTGGCTCTGAACCATACCAATACTGATATATTAAAGTTTTCATTTTATTGCTTCCATTAGTTTTGAAACATTTTCACCTTTTTCAGGTAATAAGTCTCTCAAAAAGAAGTGAGTAAAGAAACTTTCATGTTGTCTGTCTTTGGTTACTGCTGTGTACAAAGAGTTCCAACGCCAGTCCATGTTTTTACATTTCATTTTTTCTTTTTTTACAAACCAGTTTAATAACATTTGGTCTGTGCTCCATTTGTAAAAACCAACACCATCAACAAAATCTTTAAATTCTGGTCTAGTAATAAATTCTTTAGGTGTTTGACCTTTAAGGTATTTGGCAAATGAACGGTTCATTACCATCAGTCCCATGTTGTAAAATTCAGCACCTAAGTGATTCCAATGCCAATCAACGTCTTTTAGATTGGTGAAAGCACTGCGTGAATATTTGGTAATTTTGTTTTTATATTTAGGTGTCAACGGTAATTCTCTTTCAGCAACACCACCAAAGTCATATTCTTGTGTTAAGTCTAAAAATATATCAGGTGCTGTTGGTTTTATGTATATGTCGCTGTCTACTATTGCAATTTGATCATATCTATCAAAGTATTCAAAAGCATTTTCTTTCTCGTAAATAGGCATGTAACCTAATTTTTCCACTGCTTGTAAACTTCTACCTGTTCTTGAAGGATCTGGTCTTATTTTTAGTTTTGGTTCCGTTAACACTATGTGATCTATTGAATATTTTTTACAATATTCTGCCACACTGTTGATACAAGTGGTGTACAACTTGCTAGGTTTACCTACACTTACTTGAAATATTAACCTTTTCATTTTAAATCCTTTGTGAAACTAAATTTTTTTGAATCAAATGTAACTTTGTTATTTAAATCAAACTTAACATCCAATATGCCATTGTTGATACACCAATCTGCTGGCATGGCTCCTTTGTGCTTAACAAAATCTAACAGTTTTTTAGCACCAGAAGGCTTCAAACAGTATGCTCTAGCACCTTCCCACCATTGTCCTACAGGCATCGGTTTAGCAGGTTGAAATCCTTCAAACTTTAAAATGTCTGAAAATTCTTGCTCAATGCTGAAAGGTTTTTTAAACACAACATCATGTTCAAATACACAAATTTCCTTATTTTCTTTAAAACATTTTTTCCATAATTTGTATTGACTGAGAAAACATCCTTGTGTTCCGGGTCTCGATAACAGTCTAACACATTTTTTGTTGTGTGGGTAAATTTTTACTTTGTAGTCTTCTAACTTTTCTTTTGTGCCATCAACACCATCATACAGTTCTAGTTTCCATCCAAATTTTTGTCCTGTTGTAAGTGCATGATTACTCCATTCAACAGATTTTTGATGATTTTTTAAATGTATAATGTATCCTTTAGGATTTGTCATTTTTTCTATTTTTCTTTGCCATTTTTTGTTGCATCTTTTCCAGTTGTATTTTGTCCGACATATTTTTATGAAATTTCAATTTGTCTTTGTCATCGAACCATGCATATTTTAATGCTTTGTATCTAAATCCATATTTCTTATTGCCTTTTGCTGTGCTGAATATTTCTCCACCAGATTTAAGTCCCCAACTGTTCCATTTGTACGGTATAGACACAAACTCTCTTGCATCTAACAATTCCTTCAATACATGTTGATCCACAAACCAATAAATTGGTTTTTTAAATGCTTCAATCATGTTTTGTGATAATTCTTTTTTAAATTTATCGCCAGGTTCGCCTATTCCGGGCGTCACGCAACTAGCAATATACACATTCGGATCTTTGGGTTTACGCATTGCCGCGGGCCATGTTGAAATCAGTTTGAATTCGTGTAAAGGAATTCGTTCTCTAGCAATACCATCCGAATCCAGTTGAACAACATGTTGGAATTTTTCAAAAAATCTATCAAAATAAAAAAATCTAGCACTGGATAGATATATTTTTCTTTTTAGTTCATCGTCTGATTTTGTGTTACATATCTCTGGTCCTCTACTAAACTTTGGGTGATCCTTTGCTAATTGAAACTGATCATAAAATCCTTCGCTGTGAGTTTCATAGGTGTATGTTATATTTTCGTCTTGGATTAAATTTTCTAAGTTGTGTGTTTGATTGTGTTCGTAGATCATATGCACATGTACATGGATAAGATTCTTTTTGTTTAAAGACAGTGTACTTCTTGCCAAGTATTGTCCATGTTCTGCCCAGTATGCAGGATCACAACTGAAGAATATCACATGAGATTTTTTAATAGGTAAGTCTCCGCCAATGTGTAGTTTGTCAAATTCCATTATTAGCCTCTCTCATTAATTTCTTATCTTGTTTAGTGGGTCTGGTAAAAGAATTGGTGCCCTTCATTCGTTTTGAGTCCCAGAACTGCGGATTTATTCGACAATAACTGGTATCTGAATAAGTTAACACACAACTTATGCTGTTGATGGAAACATCTGACGCCAATGCACCAGAGGCCCATACCCAATCCACTAGTCTCTGAGCACCTCGTGGTTTAACAATATAACCATGAGCACCTTTGATGTGTGTTTTATTATACAGTTCTAATCCTGATGCCATTGGTCTTGATTTCATGAACACAGTTACACCTTCTCCACGATGTTCTTGAACTTTGTTGTCATAGTCTGTAGTTAATCTACTCAGTCTATCAAGATTGCACACTTCGTCAAATTTAGCAACAATGCTGTGAGGAATGGGTCTGATTATTAATGCATCGTGCTCGAGTATCAGTATAGGTTTGTTTATTTCTATACTTTTTTTCCATAATAAAAAATGTGATAACGTACACCCTTTCATGCCCAAACTTAATTTTTTTATTCTTTGATTAAATTTAAAATCTTTCAAATTGTGTTTTCCCCATTCAATGTCTATTTGTTTGCCATGAATTGCAGGGAAAATTTTTGGTTCTATACTAAATTTTTTGGCAGAATCAAAACATTGTTGAGATAGCAATTCACTTGTTTGATTGCCTTGCATTGTGATGATGTATGATGGAATATCCAAGTTCATTTTGAATATTTATTGGAATGTGTTTTGGTAATGTGTTATATGGAAGCGTCTTCCATGCCAGCCACTCTTAACTTAACAATATTGGTTATTTGCCATTGTTTTTGATCGAGTCCTTTGGTAATACCTAGCCACTTGTTTCTCAACAGTGCAAATTCGTTAATTATTTTTTCATAATCAACCACATCTGATTCACCGTCTACATATTTTTCAACATCTCTGCTGGACAATGCTCTCTGATAGTTTTCTAGATATTTTTTAAAATGTGACGAACGCAATCTACGTAGTTCGATATTCATATACTGTAAGACTGCTTCTATTTCTTGTAATTGATTAAATCTTTGTTCAACAATACCAGGCATTTCTGCTGATGTTTTTTCAAGATTACCTCTGATTCTAATTTCTGACTTTGCTACTTCCAGTTCGTCTTCATAGTGTCTGATGGCATCAGGAATAACACCAATATCTCTTGCTATTTTCTGATACCAACCAGCCATTAATAATCCTCGTCCTCAGATTCAGCATCCAAATAGTATTGAATTGCTTTATCAAGGTCATCATCTGCACCTAAGGCATCTTGGAAATCTTCATCACCAACGCCATAGTCTGCCATTAAATCTACAAATTTTTCAGCAATTACCTTAACAGGTTGTTTCCTGTCGAGGTATTCTTTAAAAAATTGCCAAATTTCAACTAATTGACTTCCTTCCATGTCTTATTCCTCTTCTGTGCTAATGTTTGTTTCTTTAATTTCTTCTATAGAATTAGAACCATCTGAAAACTCTTTCATAATGTTGTCTAATGGTTCTCCACCACTTTCCCATACCTTACGATATTCCTTGCTTTCTACTCCTTTAGAATCAATATATTTTAGTCTGTTTCCGTCTTTAACAAGCAAGCCTTTTTTCTCAAAAAGATCAACAAGTCCTGAGTAAGGATTCATTCCAGTTTCATATGGAATCTTAACTTGTACAGCCTCAAACGGTTTTGCGTAACGTGTTTTCATTACTTTACAACCTGCTCTAATACCACGTACTTCTGATATCTTGTTACCGTCTTCATCTTCTTTTAGTTTCAATTTTTTCATTGCTACTACAATAGATGATGCATAGATAAAGCCTTGTCCACCTGATATCTTATCATCTGGATCAAACATATCTTGTGATGCATATGTGTGATTAGTACAAACTAATCCTACGTTACAACTACCAATCATGTTAACAGTATTTCTAACCAACGATGTAAGTGCTTTAGGTTTACGACCCATATCACCTTTCATGTCACCCTTGTTAAACTGATCAACATCAGTAGGCGTCAATAGCATACCAAGTGAGTCAATCACAAACAAAATCTTAGGACGTTCTTCGTCTGGCATTGTTTTGTAGTCAATCATGAACGTGCTAATAGTTTTAGCAACATCATCAATCATTGACATGTTTAGTTTAAGAAGTTTATCTTCTGCTGTGTCAACTTGTAGAGCTTTAAGCCAACTCTCGTCAAGTGCGTTCTCTGAGTCAATTAATACCACAAAGATGCCTTGGTCTTGTGCCGCTTTTACAATGTTACCTGCACAGATGTAACTTTTACCTGCACCAGATTCTCCTGCAAACACAGTAACCTTACCTAGCGGAACACCTTTGTTGAAGTCACCACTAATAAGATAATTTAAGGCATAGTTACCTGTACTAATCCAATCAGTAGGATCGTTAAATCCACTACTCATGCCTGTGATTGATTTAGTTAAGTTTTTACGAAACTTAGAAACGTCAAATGCTTTCACCATAATTTTTTACCTTCAAGTTGTGTGGGGAGTTGCCTCCCCAACAATATACTTTATTATTTTTGTTGTCTTGCTCTTATCATTGCTAAGATGTCCTCTGCTTTTCCGCTTGATTCAGCAGTTGGCTTTGGTGCTTCTTGCGGTGTTTCAACAACCGGTTCTGCTTTCACTTCAGCCGCTGGTGCTGGAGTTTCTGCTTTCGGAGTTATTGGATCACCTGTTCTTGATGACAAGCCTGCGGGTCTAAAGTATTGACCAAATTTATCTTGATCATATGCTTCACCGTCAACAGATGCTTCAAACATCTCCTTCATAACCTTAACTTCAACTTCGCTAGGTTTTTTTGGAAGGAAATCATTAAGATTGAAAAGTGTATTATTCTCAATCGCTTTGTTTTCATCTTCTGCTAAAGGTCTTGATTTTCTAGACCATGATGATGTTGAATAATCAGCATATCCACCTTTGGATGTTTTGATAATTCTAAAATCAACACCACTTGTTGAATCAGTTGGAAGATCTTCCATATCTGGATCCATTAATGCTCCTTTAATTATTTGGAATATTTGTGGACCAATTATGAATCTTCTAATTGGATTCGTTGGAGTTGATTCTTCTCCGATTGGATCGTCTTTTACAAAACCTTGGAAAATATAACTTCTTTTCTTCCAATATTTTCTTCCTAAATCTTCTAATTTAGGATCTTTGAACCATCCTCTTACTTCGGATAAGATTGAACAAGACTCGCCGTACATTTCCATACATGGAACTTGTACTTGCACTGGTCTTGAATCTGTTTCACCTTTGATTCCTGCGAAAGGTAATTTGATCATTAACCTTTCTTTCCAGAAAAAAGTGTTTTCTTTATTGCCATCTGGCAAGAAACGAACAGTTGCCTGCTCTCCTTCTTTTAGATTCCAAAATGGGTAAATGGCGTTGTCTCCGCCTGTTCTTGTGTTAGAGCTACCTGATTTAACTTCTTGTTCTTTCAGTTTTGCTCTTATCTCTTGTAGTGTTGCCATAATCTTAAGCCTCCTTTATTATGCCTGTTTTTTATTATGTTATGTGCCTTTAAAATATTAGTATATACAAATAACATTAAGTCAAATAATATACTAATATTACTATTTAGTCAACCGATAATGGTAAAGTTTTTTATTGAATGCCTGCTAGTTTTTTGATTTTGGCAATTTCGGGATCTTTATTTGCCATTAAGTTTTGGATTGTTTCTTGTGCAGTTGCCACAGCATTGTCGCCGAATTTCTTTTCTACTGACGTTAATACTGCTGTTTCACCTTTAGGAAATTGGTTTGATGTGTAGTCGAAGAAACTTTTCACAAAGTCTTCCACAGTGTTTTCTTTGTTGCTTAACTCTTTATCGTCTTGATTTTCCATGCCAAATTTTGATTTCATACGTCCTGCTTCATACTCATAATCTTCTTGAGCGGCTTTCAGTGCTTCTTCGTGTTCCTCACCGCCTGGTTGAATCATTTGATTTGCGTACTCATCGTCAACTTTATGATTACCATCATATTCATAACTACCTTCCAGCGATTTTGGATCAACCACACCGTTGATTGCTTTGTAGTGTATTGTGCCGTGAGCTACTTCTCCGTCATCACCTGATAGTTCATAGTCCATTGAACCTTCGTAATCTGTTTCCGGATTCTCATTCACGCCACCCATTTCTGCTGATTCTGACACGTAGTCAATACGAACCCAGTCAATAAGTTCTTCTGTGCCTTCTAATTCTTCTAATTCCTTCTCGTCCAGTTCCGTACCATCGGCATAGTTCGCTGATTGCAGTTCAAAGATCAAATCGCTGTAATCTTCCATCTTGTACACTATGCTATCTTGGTCTATCTCCTTGCCACGTAGATACAAGTAATCGCTGTCTCTTTGCATATCTTTTGCTTGTTCAGAATCTAAAGGATCACGCATTATAGGTTTGCCGTCATCTTCCTTCTGCATTCCAATTTCTTGTTTTCTCTTTTGGATTTCTGCATCACCTTTTTTTAATTTGTCAAAATTTTTGCTTAAAAAATCTATTGCATCTTTGGCATTGTTAAACGTTGTTACACTTTTGCCGTCTTTGTCTAATATATCATGCACAATCTTTCCATCTTTGCCCTTGTACATAGACACATAAGGTTTAATATCTTCAAATGTAATTGCTTCTACTTCTTGTTTCATATCGCCTGTTTCAATTTTCGAAACTAATGTAGGGTCTTTTTGTGAAATGTAATCCATGATTATTGGACGCATACAAGCATCTGAATCTTCATTTGCCGCTTTTTCAATTTCAGAATTTAATTCTTCATCATCTATAATGCCTTGCAAACTTTCAATTCCATTTGTACCGTTCACTCCTGCTGGAAAATGTTTTGCCATCAGTGTGTTTAATTTTTCTACTGCTTCTGCTTGTTCATCTGCATCTTGTGAAAACAATCCGTTGTCTTCTCTTACAATATCGTCCATTGCTGATTCAAACTCGTGGAAGTTATCCACAGTTTCAATCATACCGCCCAATACTTTTTCAACTTCTTCTGGAGAGGAATCTGTGTGTACAACTACACTTTGAAAGTTTGCTGGATCAGATTGTACATCTGCTGAAATACCTGCTTTGGATAATAAATTTTGAACATTGTCTATTTCCATGTCACTGATTGGATTTTCAGGATCAAAGTCACCAACTAGATCATACTTTAAAGTTCTTGGTTCAATGCCACCTTGGTATCCATGTGCTTCAAAAGATGTTGGTCCTAATTCTTCTATTGCTGTTCTTTCTGAAATCAGTTTGTAGATGTAAGGAAATACATCTTGTAATTCTTCGTTGAAAGATTTAATTGTTAATTCATCGATCCAAGATTTTTTAACATCTTCTGGAACTTCTGCTAATTCTGATTTGCTATAACTTTCAAAAGTTTCTTTATAGTTGTTTTGTTTTTGTAATTTTAAACAACTTGATTTAATTTCTTCAATTCTTTCATCCACAATAGATTGATATTGTTTTAAGCCTTCTGCCATAACATTTGATCTGTTCATGTATGTTTTGAATTTTCTTAATTGATTTAACTCTGCACTCATTTCTGAAATGTGTTTACCAAAGTCATCAAATGGATTTCCACCTTCTGATACGTGACGAGCCATTGCTCTAGCACCGTTCAAATGTTTGATTGGATATTTGAATCTTTCGCCTGCACTGCTTTCTATAAAAAGAGATTCTATTCTGTGAGTACGTCCACCTGCTACTGCTGGATTTACAGGTGCTGAATGTTTGATTACTAGTCTTGCTTCGCCAACTGTTTGAAAACTTGTTTTTGTTGTACCGTATAAATTTGATTCGCTCACTGTTTCTACCTCTTTCCCTTGTCCTAAAAAATCATAGTCTCTTTTTTCAAGATTGCTTTTTGTGATATCTCTTGTATCAAAACCAAGCACTCTTGCTTTGGCAAAACTTCTTAATTCTTTTAAAAAGTTATACCAACCGTGTTTTAATGGCTCATCTGACTGTTCAACAAAGTCTTTGCTGTGCATTACAACCAGCCCATCTTCCTCACTAATACTAATACTTACCTTTCCTAGGGTGTTTCCGCTCTCTTTGAAATCGAAGTCAAAGAACCTTGCTTCAGTGGGCTCAGTGGTTGCTTGTCCACCTGAATTGCCCAATGTAACCTGTGAGAATTGTCCTCTGATCTTGTTAAAAAGGTCTTTTGCTATAACATTTAAGTTCATACAGTATATTTATCTGTTAGTGGCTTACAAATATAGGCATTGGCATGACTCTGTCTGCTGTATCTTCGTCTGCTTGACTGAATGATGCATAGATTTTTGGATCCCAATCTTTTAACACACTGATTATACGCATAATCAACAAAGTAGCACTGACTAGATCATCTGTTTGTCCTGATTTTGCTTTGAATGACGAGCCCGAAGCAATGAAACTTTTTAATTCACTTATTAACGGTTTACTGTTTATTTTAAGTTTTTCTTTTTCAATCATATTTTTTAATCTAGAACAAGCAGTGATTTTTGATTTATGTGTTGTGTTAAAACCTTTTCTAAACTTTCTTATGTGACCTTTTCTAATAGGCTCTGAAACAAACAATCCAGGGATAGAATCTTCACCAAAATCGTTTATCACCAGCAGTGCTGATTCTCCTATTGAGTTGTTTTCCACACTCCAATAGATGTTTGATCCTGCAGAATTCGTTTCGTCTTTTATGTGATTGCAAATATCACGCATGATTCTTATTTGTTGCGGAATAGGAGTTGTGTTGTGTTTCCATTCTGCTACCTGTGTGTATGACGGTAATTCAAAAACTTCAATTGCGGCATTGTCGCCACCTGTTCCCATTGCTGGATCCAGTGCCACCACATAAGTTGCGTTAGCATCTAATTTTTTATACCAACGTGTTTGTCCCATATTGAGTGTGGGTTCTTTCCCTTCTAACGTTGTTAAAACTAGACTGTTTACTAGAGTTTCATCATAAACTAAAAACTCACAACCATATTCACGTCTGAATCTTTCTTCACCAATACGTCCTAACTCTTGTTTTTTCCATTCTTCATCTCTGTCTGGATGTTCGTCCCACGATGCGGTGTATCCATGAAATCCATTTATTCCTAATGTTTGTTCATTACCATGTTCATCAAATTTGTTTTGACTTTCACGCCATATTGTTGCAAACACATCTTCATCTGAATTGGGTGTGCTTGTAATAATTGCACGTCCTCCAGTTGCCAGTGTTGGAGAAATAGAAGTCCAAAACTCTTGTGCTATTCCTGGGTTAACAAATGCAAACTCATCACAGTACAGCAAAGATATTGACATACCTCTACCAGTGTTTCCTGTTGTGGTTGCTGAAACAATTCTTGATCCATTTTCAAATTCCATAGATCCTTTGTTGTAGTTTGTTACACCAGCTCTGATATAATCAGGACACAGTTCGTATCCATAACGGATACGTTGCATAATCTCTTGAGCACCTGTGTATTTGTGTGCGGCAATTAGTATTGTTTGATCTGGATGAAACATTGTATACCATAAAAGATAACAAGCGGCAGTTGTAGTTTTACCACTCTGTCTTGGTAGCATGTTGATATTAAATCTAAAATTATGATAACTTGATAACAACTTTGTTTGGTATTCAAAGGGTTCGAATACACATTTTCCTCTTACAGGGTGTTGTATAAAAAAGAATTTTTTTGCAAAATAATCGTATCCTGTTACAGGATCTGAACAATGCACTAAGTCTGCTATTTGTTCTTCTGTAAATTTTTCTCGTTGGTGTGCTTTTTTGGTAAGGACGCCATCTAAACTTTTATTACTCATATACAATACTTATGCTGAAAATTGATGGAGAATTGCTTTTTGACTATGCGTTTTTCTTAAAGTCTTGGTAGGCTTGTAGCAAAGTTTCTTTGATAGAAGAGTGAACTTCCTCTTCAGTTTTTTCAAATGCCATTGGATTATCTCCGTCTGCAACTTTAGGATATGTTTTTTTGATCTTGTTTATACCGCCTGATAAATCTTTTGTCATGTATTGAGTATCTTTATACTCTGGCTCAGGTGTTGTTGATGCTTTTCCAGGAACTTCTTCAACTGCTTTTACTTCTGCTTCTGCTTCTGCTTCTGCTTCTGGTTCTGGTGTTGGACCTTCAACTGGTGCTGGAGGAGTTACTCCTGCGTTTTTAAAAATTTGTGCAATAGCATTCATGTCTTCTGGAGTATCTCCATACAACATTACTTGTGATGCTTCGTTAAGATGTATTTTTTTTACATCTTCTTTCATTTGCTCTTTGCTTTGAATAGCATCTATTTTTGTTAAAAAATCTCTTATGTCCATGTTACTATTTACCTTTCGACTTGCCTGAAATAGGTGACATTGTGTTTTTGCTGTCGCCTGCATTTTCAGTTGCTCCACCATCTTTTGGTGCTTTAATTTCGCCTGCGGCGTCTGGTGCATTTCTTTCTTTACGTGCTTTTTCTAATTCTTTTAATAAATCCATAACTCTCGAATTGCCCACTGTTTTTTGTTCGTCTTTGCTATCTTCATATGCACTGTTTAATTTTGCTTCGTAAGGTGCATCTGATTTTTCTTCTTGATATGCTTCTTGTGGCTCATTAGGATTTCTTACTATGATATGACTTTCTGGCATGTTACAGTAAGTTTTAATAAACTGTTGTAAAACTTGTGGTGTTGTTGGGTATTGTAATTCTGTGTCAAAGTATGTTGTTCTTTCATTTTCAAGAGCAGGAAAATCCAATGGTCTTTGTTGTATTGGAGTTTTTTTGCCGTTGCTCATTTTAACAACTACAAATTTTTCTAATGCTGATTCTAAACTGTCAGCGAAACCTTCTGGCAAATCGCCTGCTACACCTATTTTAAAAGGATAAGTTTTTGTGCTTTCTGCTAGGTACTGTTGTAATTTACTTGTCATCGTTGTATTTATCCATGTTTTTAAGTTTCTCCAATAAACTATTGCGATCGGATATCACATATCCTTCTCCTTGTACCACATTTGTGTCGGAATCGCCCTGTTTTTGGTCCTGTTTTTGTTTTTTAAGTTGTAAATCAACCATTTTTAATTTTTTATCTATTTTCGCTACCTTGGCATCCAATGTGGTCTTTAACATATTGCCTGCCACTTCAAATATACGAGCAGAATATCTACTCTCCACATTCATACCCAAATCCATAAGATCTTCATAGGCAGTGATAGCACGTGTGCCAACATCATCCAGTTCCGAATCTCCTAATTCTCCTAAGCCATCAACTTTTGGTAGTGCCGCCGCAATTTTGTCAAACTCGGCAATGTCTCGCATTGTGGATTGTTGCTGTTCAATGCTTTTGCTTTTCTTTTCTGTTTTTTTATCTTCTGCCTGTGCTTTTTCTTGTTCTTCTTTCACTATCTCTTGTGATTCTGGAAGGTTGAGCAGTTCTTCTAATTTTTTGGTCATAATATATGTACTTTTATTTAGTGTTAACTTTTTTTGGCACCATGAAAAATGTCTTTTTCGTTGATCACTCTAAAACGGAATCCTTTGTTCTTGCACCACATCTGAGCACTAGCCCATTTGGCTCTATTAATAATCAGTTGTGCTTGATTGTATCTGCTCTTTCCAACTTTTTCTATCAGTGTTTGATTCTCAGGTTTAATTTCTATCACTTCTGCATGAGGTTTTCCATTTTTATCTGTGTAGGCAATGAAAAAATCTGGAACATATATAGTGAACTTTCCAGTCAGAGGATGTTTGTAAGGAATTCTTATGGATTCGTTAGCCCATTTTTGTATGCTGGGACTTTCGTCACAAAACTTCATAAAAGCAAATTCCCAACTGCTTCTATATAGAGGAGTTCGTCCTCCAATATATTTGTCTGCATTTTTTATTTGATATCTACCTTGAGCGAATTTCGCCATTGGACTATACCACTATGTTACGTTTTTCTGAAAGACTGTTTTCAGTTTTAACTTTATAACCAAGTGATGATGTATTTGATCTATTGTGATTTAAAATTTCTGTAACAATGTAACTTAACTGTACTTTATCCATGCCTTGCAAAGTGTCTATCAATTCAAAAACTTTAACACCGTCTATTTTTGCTTGTTGTAAAATCACTGTTGCTGTAGATATGCTGGCAGTTTTATCAAATCCTCTTGATTCAAAATAACCCACAACAGCATCAACATCGTTGCTAGGGAAAGCAATAGTGTCATTGAAATATTGGTTGAAAAATTCTTTTACTGGTGCACCACTATCATTGTTTTGTTTTGGTATGTTTGACATTTATTTCCTTATTACTGCTTTTGTTATAGCCTTAAAGCCTGCACCTATATTAGAAGCACTTCTGCCTATAAAAGTATTTGGCACACCATAAGCCTGGTCAGCAGTGTTTCCTATTCTGCCTATTGCTCCTGTTAAGATGTTGAATCCTTCTTGACGTAATCCTTCTTTGGATAAATTTTTTGCATTTTTTAATCTATTGGCTGTTCTAATTATTGAACCAAGAGTTATTCCTTGTCTGCCTCCTCCTAGTTGACTACCAATGTATGTGTATGGGCCATCGTTGGCTCCAAACAATCCTGATAATACACCTCCAGTTCCAAGTAAACTTGTAGATCCTCCTCCTGATAAACTGTTAGGCGATGGAGTTTTGTCATAGTGTTCTTTTCCAAAGCCAGCAGGAGCACCGTTGGCTTGTACTTTACCTCTAGAATAAAATACTGCTTCATATTCAACCGACATCTGATTTTGTACTGGTGCTGATTCTTGATTGTTCATTGAATCGTGTTGCCATCTCTGTATAATTGGATTTACTAATGTGTAACAAGTGTAAGTTTTTCTTGCCATTTGATAAATTTGAATACTTGTAAAAAATGGAATATTAGCATCCGAGTCTAACCCAAATCTATTTTTGGTATTTTTTTTCTCTTTTATTACATTTGATT